GGTGACTCTTTTGAATTACTATTCAACGGTGAATATTTTAATGAAAAAGTCATTAATGAGTGGAAATTATATCCTAAGTTTTCTTGCGTTCCTGTTGAAGATGAAAGTCTACCAACTGCACCTGGGATACCTTCTTAAACCATTGGTTCCTGATGCCTGGATCCCGAGTCTTGTTCCATTGCCTCGCTAACTCGTCAGCTTCTAACGTTATTTTTCTCATAATGAAGTCTGTTCTTGAAGCCATTTTTTTAGTTCCTTTCTTGGTTCTTTAGATTCAACTAATTTTTCAATTAAAGTCGCTGCTTTGTGAGCTGTTCTTGTAATAGAAGGCTCAAACAATTCAGACTCATATAGATGATTAACTATTTTCTTTTTTATATTGTATATCATTTTACAAACACCTCTTTTCTTTTTCTACCAGGTATCCATGCACTAACCATAGGTGGATCAGTCAATCCATCCATAGAATCTATATACACAGTCAATTCACCTGCATTAGTTTTCATAGTTACATAACAACAACCTTTAGTTCTTGCATCTAACTTAATGCCTTTAGCATATCTTTTTTCAAACTTGTTTTTTTTATTCATATTTTCTCCTTTATTTCTTTCTAGCTATATTATAGGATATTAAAGGATAAATGTCAACGGTTTTTTTGTTGTCTTTTTTCGGATTTATTTCTTCGTTTTTTATGTACACCTGGACGCTTGGGTGGTTTTGGTCTTGGTGTAAAATTAGTAAACTTCTGTTTTGCCATGCTTTTTTATAAAATCCTTATCAGATTCTGTCAATGACATATATCGAATTCGTCCATTAATATGTTGTTTAGTATCATGACCACAATTCGTGCATCTATAAAAATCTGAAACAATTGCAACTAAAATTGATTCTTCTTCACACTCCTCACAATAACCATGTACGGTATCTATTTTACTAAATATTTTATATAATTTTGTCATACGAGATCTACTGCCTTTCCTATTATGGGTTTATATTTAACTTTCTTACCTTCTCTATAAGCATGCATAAATTGTCTTCTAGGTTGGTAAGGTACCCAACTAGCATGGATCCAGCCGCTATTAGGCTCTCCTGGCGTATAGAATTCTAAAATGAGTTGATCTGTTTCTAAAAATTTATGTATCCAATCGGCGAGTTCTGCATTATCTACACCAATTACTTCGAAATCTGCGGCCTCAGCTTTGGCATGCTGTGAATTTTCTGAACTACCAATTGCTCTACATAATTCCGGGGACCTGAAGCCTGATGTCACCTTCACTCTACCGAACTGATCACGTACCGGTTGTAATACATTTTCGCATAGTTGTTTTAATTTATCAATCTGATCGCCATTAGGATTGTTATCAATATTTAAACGGATAGCGGTATCCGATTTAATTAGCTCTTGTAATGTAAAATTACGTGAAAGGTTCATTATTTTGGTTTTATAATCTTGTCTATACTTATACTACCATCTATATTTTTTTCAACAGTAGCCTCTACTTCCCCGCACATTAATCTTTTATTATTCATTTCCATGTTCCGTGTCGCTTCACGTTTCATCTTTAAACATGTAGAGATATCGGGTTGAATACGATGTTCAACTAATTCTCCTGCTATAAATAAACAAAGTGCAATAACTGTTTGTACCATTAGTGATTCCCATTTAATTTACCAATATTAGCTCTTACACTATCTTTTAATTTTTCTACATCTATACGTAATCGTTCAACGTCTGTTTGTAGTCTTTCAATATTAACTCTATTATTCATCATACCATCAACTCTTGTCGTTAATTTTTCTAATCCTTCTGCTATATGTTCGAGAAGCATGAACTGCTCTTGGTCTATGGGAGTTTGTTTACTTGCTTCAAGTAAATCTTTTTCAAACAATTGATTTTTAGTTTCTAATCTATTGAGTCTTTCAATCACTCCGAAGGCAAACCACGCGCCAACAATTATGGCTGCGATCAAACCTATTAAATTCCTTAACGGAAGACCAATACTTGTGTTCTCGTTGATTTTTATTGACATGATAAACACTCATCAGAATCAGAATCTAACTCCGCTAATGCTTCTTCCTTACATTCTTTGCTGCAAAATAAATCAAATTCATCTTTTGCATCAAATGCTTCTTCACATTGTTTACATTGTTTTCGCATATTATTCTCCAAATAGCCAGTTAACATATCTTTGCCACCAAGATAATTTTTTAGGTTCTGATTTTAACACTAAAGGCTTACAGCTGCAATGATCACAAATACAACTATCACATTTATTTGTATTTAAATTATAACCTTTGCCATAACAATGACATGCATGATCACAAATTTTACATTTTTTCTTCATCTTTGTCCTCGATATTATAAAACATTTTATCAGAATCTTCTGTTACCCAATCACCGCCTTCTGCATCCCAATACGTAGTTTGTACTTTGTAATCAGGCCATTCATTCTCGGTTGTGTAACTATTAACATGCCAAATGATTCTGTTGTTTGGCTGCGCGGCGAAGTTGCCGTTTTCTAATTGCATTATGTGAGCACACTTATGTTCTTGTGGAATCTCAGAATGTTCAACGTTTAATATATTAGTCTCTGGATGTGCCCAGTCAATAGTAAATAAGTATTGACCTTTGTAAAATTTTTTATCTTTACCTAAAAATTTACCATCTATACCAGCCAACCAATCAAAGCAATGCACACTAGGCCAATAACTGAAACAATTCCACAGTTGTAACTGGTCCGTCGACATATCCGGCACATCGGCTCGATCATATTGTTTTTGGAAAAACGCTGAGATAGGCAAACGCCAAAAGCACGCACCATTGGGTAGCATGATGTTAAATAAGAGAGCCCTTCCTGAAATAGAGCTAACACCAAAGATAACGCATTCACGACTATCCTTCTTATATTGTTCATCCATGTCATAAAGATATTCCCTCCTTATTTTGCAATAGATCGGTGGTATATTTGCATTTAAATAGGCCATAGTTCCTCATATTATTTAATTTCGCCCCAGTTAGGACCAGATTCATAATCAACTTTGTTAGGAACTTTTAGATCTACTGCTTGTTCCATTATTTGTTTTATTTTATCAGCTTGTGATTCTGATTCAATAGAAAAATCTAATTCATCATGTATTTGTATATGCCCTATTAAACCTTCTTTATATAAATCTACCATAGCTTTTTTAGTCATATCTGCAGCACTACCTTGAATGAGTTTATTTAAAGCTTTGTAAGTAAATGCTCTACGTACAGCATTTTTATGCCAATAATTTTTCTTTGGTTTACCATCTACATCTTTAATAACATTGCCATCATCATCTAATTCATGTGGTCCCATTTTTTGTAATTCTAATATTGTATTGTGATCTTGTGCAGGAACAAAAGTACCAAAATCACTTCCTCTAAGTATGGGTTCATACTTAGGAAATCTACAACGTCTACCTAATAATGTTTTTATTTTACCTCTATCTTGTGCAGCTTCCATTACACCCGTCATTAATTCTTTAACAAAAGGTACTTGACCATGATATTGATTAAATAATTCATCTGCTTTTTCTTTTGATACACCTAATTCATTTTGTAACTTAGCTTTTCCCATTCCATAAAATAAACCTAAGTTAATTGTTTTAGCTTCTTTTCTTTCAATGTTTGCCATGTCTGCAACAATTTGATGAAAATCTGTTGATGGGTCATTTTCATAAGAATCAGCAATTATTTGAGCTGTATCATAACCAAATCTTAATGCATAATGTGCAACCAGTCTCGGTTCTTGTTGTGAATAATCAAAGGTACCCCATTTACAACCTTCTTCAGGTATAAATAAACTTCTTATTAATGGCCCTGTATCTGGATCCCTGGCAGGAATTTGCTGTAAGTTTGGATTTGAATAACTAAATCTTCCGGTAACTGTACCACCATCATCAGATCGTATTTGATTTATATCTGCATGAATTCTACCATTGTGTTCATGTTTTAAAATAGTATCAATAAATGTTGTACTGACCTTGTTTATTTTTCTAGCTTCTGCTATCATACGAACTACAGGATGATTATGTTTAGAAATAAAATTTTTAGTAAATGATGGCGCACCAGTTTTCTCAGTTACTTCATAAGGTAAATTTAATTTTTGAAAAACTTTTTCAATTGATCTTGCAGCCCATATTTGAGTATCTACTCCTGATTCTATTTTTATTTGTTGCAGGAGGTTTTGTTCTTTTACTGCCAGTGCTGTTTTTAATTGATTTGCTTTTTCGATATCTACCCGCACCCCTAGGTGACGCATATCAACTAGACAAGGAAAAAGATCAGTCTCTAAATTAAATACATTTTGTAAATCTTCTTCTATAATTATATTTTTAAATAACTGCCAAAGTTCTAAAGTTAATGCAGCATCTTCTTCTGCATATGCACCTACTTCACTTGCAGGCATTTTCCACATATCTGCTTTAGGATCTAATCCACGTTCTTTTGCTGCATCAGTAAGTAATTTTTCATTCTTACCTTTATTTAAATATACCCAAGATAGAGAATTTAATGTAAATGAAAATCTATTCTCATCAATCAATGATGCTGCAACCATAGTATCAACAATTAAACCATTGATTTTAATACCTAAATTACGTATCCAACATACATCATACATCGCATTATGAAATATTTTTGTAGCAGGTGATTCACAAATATCTTTAAACCATCTTAATACTTTACCTCGATCCATATTTGGACCTGTACCATGTGCTATTGGAAAATAATTTTTATATCCATCTACAGCAACAGCAATACCTACAACTTCACCATTACCAACAATAGAACCTGAACCTTTTGTTTTTAAATCTGGATCACGTGTTTCTAAGTCAATTGCTATTTCTTCTGCTTTTCTTAAATCAGGAAACTCTGTAGGTGCTACCCATTCTGTAGTTGGCATTAACATTATTTTTTCCTCTTCATGTCTTTCATCTTTTTAATTTCTAATTCACAATAATGAATTATTTTTTCTAAATCTTGTATGCCATTTTTATTCATGTAACGACATACATATTTAATAACATTTCCTTGAAAAAAAGAAAGGTCATTTTTAGAAATAAATTCATAGGGTTGAATGTGAAAATCTTTGTAGTGATTCCCACCTATCTGTTTGTCTTGTGGAAATAATTTTTCCATATCATCTTTATGTGTCATATTTTTCTCCTGTTAAATTATTGGCAGTTGTTGGTTTAACGACCATAGATCCAAAATAGGGAGTAGAGAAAATCGAACCAACTTCGCTCGTTAAAGCCTGATGCTGCCAGTCACCAGTAAAGGGCCTCTCACTCCCGATCGGTT